GCTGTCTTTATCTTACTTCCTTTTGCGTTTTTTAGCAGTTGATAAAGCTATTGCTTGGGCTTGTTTTAATGTCTTGCCCTCTTTCATAAGCAAACGTATGTTGCCAGAAATAGTCTTTTGTGATTTACCTTTTTTTAATGGCATGATTTTCTATGTATATATTCTTTGTAACTGTTCAAGTGTTCTTTCGCTACCATCTTCCCTAATCATCTTTCTGATTGCAGCTTGTCCAGAACCTTCTTTTTTTGCAATTTTTTTAAATATTCTTACTTTTTGTTCGCTGCCTAGAGTTTTTAACTGTATTTTTTTATTTTGACCTAAAAGCCAATTACCATATTGTGTCCCCTGTGGTACTCTACCAGTCCCCTCTCCTGTAGGTCGGGTTACAACTTTGCCTACTGGTGGCTTGTTAAGACTTGGATATTTTTTTTGTAGTCCACTGTAATCAATAACAGGAACAGTAGTAGATCGACAGTTGAAATGCTGTGGTGGTGTAGGGCCTTTGTTATATTCAAATTTTCTACCATCAAGCCTTCTACATATTGGACTTGTTCTTGAGTCAAGCGTTGCAACATATTCATACTTAGGTGCAACTTTACTATTTGCTGCATAGACAGCCTGTGATGCCTGATTCTGTACTTGGTTAACAGATGTCCTTACTATCGTTTGTAATTGATGATTTGCAACTCTGGTTAGTTCACCACCAGATAAGGCAAGTTGTTTTACAGTCAATGGTCCTTGATCTGCAAAATCAAGTTTGCCTACAAGTTGTCTTGCGATTTGTTGTGTTGTCTCACCAGAAAAAACTCCTGACCTTATAGCTAAAGCTAACCTTTCCTGTGACTTTGTGGCTATACCTCTAAATGCTTTGCTTACTGTTTCTCCATTTGGCAATGTAATACTTGCTCCTTGAGTAGAAGTTAATTGAAATTTACCAGCACCAAATTCTCTAAAAGCATCTTCTTTAAATTCTTTTGTCGTAAAAATATTTATTTTTGTAGGGTCTTTCATTATTACTGAATCTGCATATTTTGGACTTATCGCAACACTGTTTATCGGTACGTTTCCAGATGCCGTTACTTTTTTAAGTTCCTTTACAATAAAATCTCTTTGCAAAATTGTTACACCCTGCAACTCTTTTTTAAAATCAATGGCTGTTTTGCCTGACCAAGTATTTAAGCTTGCCTTTGCTTGAGCAATAATAGCCCTTAATCTTTTTCTTGTTTGAGGTGATATAACAACAGCTTCACCAGCCTTTGCCTGTTTTATTTCTATTTGTTTTAACTTTTTTGCTGCTCTGATGATTATTTTGTTGTAAGTTATTGCATATTTTTTTGCAACAGCATTACTAAATCTATTTAGATCAATAGTCTCCCTAAAAAATACCTCTGGAATACTCATCTATCATTCTTCTCCCTCTTCCTCCTCCTCTTCTGGTTCTTCGTCAGGTTCTTCTGGTGGCTCTACTTCTGTAAGACCTCCCTGCTGTGTGCTTTCAATCTCCTCTTCAATATCAAAATCATCTGGCAAAACTTCTCCTGTAGATAGTTGCTTCAGTAAAGTTTCCTGAGTGATAGTTCCAGCAGTAAACAATGTGAGCAATGATGTTATCTCCTGTGGTTCTAGTCTTGCACTTACAAAGTCTCTATTTACAAAGCTACTGCCAGCATTAGGTTCATTGAGATATTCGCTATGAAACTTCAGACAATTATCAATCAAGTCTTGCATTTGCTGTGCAATAACCATCATTGTGCTGTCATTCTGTGATCTATCTATTCTCTTGGCCTCTGCTGATTCACCTACAAGTTTCTGTCCCAATACTGCGGCCAAAGATAATGTATTGATCTGTTCTGCAATATCTTTTAATCTTGTGAACTGGCTGTCATAGCTATCTCCTGATGGAGAAATGTATTCCATTCTGGATTCTGGTGGCAATGATAGTGCCTCATTAGGGCCTGTTGTTATCTCATCTGCGTTTGGATAGCCAAATACTGCAAGCATAGGAACAGAACTTATATGCAAGATATTATCCAAGTCAGACTGTATCTGATAATGCTTGAGGTTTAGTTCTGCAATGTCATACAAAGGACTGCGGCTTTCATAAAATCCAACTCTATTTGAGTAGGCAACAGCAAACGGAATCTTGTCTTTTAGACTCATTTCACCTTCTTCAAACAATTTATATTCACTCTTTTTTTCATCTTTTCTGTGGATCTCATATCTGCCACGTTCAAGCACTCTGATCTGTTTAACAATCTTGTCACCATACTTTCCATCTGGTTCAACAATCTGTTCTAACAAACGAACTTGTGTGAGTTGTCTTACACCATCAATAATTTCAGTTCTAAAACCTAAAATATCTTTTGGTGTATATGTCACCCAATATGGCCTTGCTTTGTCTCCTTCCTTTGGAGCATCTACTAATACTCCAACATGACCAAAACTGATTGCCATCCTTGCAGTTTGATATAGCCAAACATTAAGATCATTTCCTTCAAGGTCAACATCAAACAACTGTTCTCTTACTAAGTCAGATACATCATCAAGTCTTACTGGCTTCCTGACCAACATACCTGAGAGCATCTTTTCGATTCGCTGCAAATATGGCACTACTGTAGATCTACTAAGCCTTACGTCATAACTGTCATCTGTTTCTCTTGCTTCCTGTGGCAAATATTTTCTATGTTCACTCCTGATCTTGTATGTTCCTTCCTTCAAATCTGTTATCAAATCCCAGAACTGACTCATTCTCTGATAGGCCGCATTAGGGCTTGCAACTGTAGTAGCAGCTTGTGTTATGGGCTGATTGTAAATATTTAGTGAGCTATACACAGTTTTGCCTCAATACTATCATGTTCTTAATATATTCTAATCCCTGTAGCTTTGCCCGACCTAGCAAATAATGGATTGAACTCACGCCATACAAGATAACCTAAAGCATCAGCCATGTGGTCATAACCTGACTCTTTATCTGGTTCTCCTTTTTCTGTGTATGACTGAAGTTCCATTGATTCGATTAGCTTTCTGCAACTGGCATGGATTTGTAAACGGCTTTCCCCTTTGCCGTTACATAATAGAGCCTGTACGGAAGAAATCCTGTCTCTGACTGGCGGGTTGCTGCGTGGGCTTTGATTGCTGAACCCATATCCTTCAAGAATCTGAATGTCCGTCTGACTTGCATTAGTACTTCTGTTGCCTCCACTTGCATCTGGGTATATGTAAATCTTATTCATAGGGTATCTGGCTTTGATCTCTTGAGCAATGCTATCTGTATCGTGACTGCCACTAATCTCATCAAATATTAACAATTTTTGATTTTGTACAATACCGATCACTGCGTTCATGTTGCCTATGTTGAAGTCCATGCCAATTCTTAATGGCTCTAGTCCTATCTCAGGCTTAATATTAGTGACATTATTTTCTCTGGTGAAGCGATCATATACCTGACCTGTAGTTAGATTGATAAATTCTCCATTGAGATATGCCTGTAACATTGATGGGTCATAATTGGCTTGCATACGTTCAATGAAGTCACTAGGTAAGTGTGGGTTATCTTGAGTCCTCATCTTGATTAGCTGCCTATCTGTTCTCTCCTTTGCTTCATCTGTACCAAAGGTGTTATATAGCCATCTGAATCCCTCTGGTGTACTAGCTGCACAAAACTGGCGAACATTACCAGCCCTTAACCTACCAAGTATTTTAGGGAAGGCTTTGTCAGCAATGGTGGGCGAAACAACATCTATCTCATCTACCAATACATGAGAAAGATTCAGACCAATTATTCTTGACCAGTTTTCAAAGGATCTGCATAATAGTTTGCTGTCTCCTTCTTTGAAGTGCAAAGTATATTCTGGAAGCGGACTAGCTCTAAAAGTATAAGGGATCTCATACTGCTCAAGGAACAACTCAAAATCTGTTTGCCATATGTCTCTAATCAATGGGGCAGTCGGTTCCATAACAGCACCAATAAATCCAATATTCATAGCTGCAAGCTTAACAGCCATACTGCATAAAGCTCTTGTTTTACCAGCACCATAACCTGCACTAAGTCCTACTATCTCATTCTGGTTATCAAAGAACTGTTGCTGCGGTGGGTGTAAATCTGTTCTTATGCGATCTAATAGCTCATCAGTATCAATATCAACGTAGTGACTGCCTATATGATCTAATACTGATCCTTCTCTGTTCAATATGCTCAAGTGCTTACCTGTCCTACTTTAGCCATTGAGTTTATGCAGCCTAAAGCTACGTGTAACTGCCCTGATTTCCTTGCCTCTTTTGCTAGTGAGGCGTATTGAGAAAGAATATCTGCCGTAAATTGTCTGCGATCAATGTCAAAATCTTGTTTTACAATCTCTCTAGCATCTTGGATATATCTATCTATA